ATGGGCATGCAGCTCGTGGTCGCGGCGGTCGAGGCACCAGGCGCCGCGCTGCGGATCACGAAGCAATCCACCGTCGATAGCACCACCGCGGAAGGCGAGTGAATCGGCGCCGAAGATGCCGTTGAGGTGCTGAGCGCAACGGAGATCGTGCTGGCGCTCTTCGGGACGGTCAGGCTGTACTCGGTGACTTCCATCACATGCCCTCAGGCAAAGAAAAACCGCCCTGAGGCGGTTCGGTGGGTTGCGGCTGTTCGTCGGGCGGCTGGCCCGCTGGAGGCAAGGCAAGCGCCTGCCTCATCGTCTGTAGCATCAGAGCCTGTAACTGCTGCTCATTGATGCCGGAGGCTTGCTGCGGCTGCTCGCCCTCTGCTGTCGGCTGCGGCTTGTTCGCAGCGGCCAGCACACTCATGCGCTCGGTCACCGCCTTGTAGCCGTTCGTCAGCATGTCGGCGTAAGCCTTCTCCTTCTCGATCTCCTTGCTCTCGGCCTCGGCGGCGGCGTTCTCCAGCGCCTGCGAAAGCTGCTGGATCTGCTGTTGAAGCATCTGGATCTGCTGCTGGGCCTCGGGCGGGATGTCGGCCTCTTCGTCCTCAAGCGACTTGATCTCAGGCGGCAGCATGGCCTGCAAGCGCCGGGCGATCTTCTCTGCGTCCGGCCAATCCTGCATCTTCACCCACACATCGCCCAGCATCGGCAGCAGGTTCGGCGCCGCCTGGAGCATCTGCGACAGTTGCTCGGCCGTCTCCTGGCGTTGAGTGGTGTAGCTCGGGCCAGTCTTCACGCGAACGTCATAGGCGCCGACGTTCGGGTTGATGGCGATCACCTTCTTGCCCTGCTTCTTCGCAGCATTGGGCATGTTCGGCATCACCTCGACGAAATCCTGCTCCCCGTTCTCGCCCACGATGCGCGCCATGCGCTGCGTGTCGTAGATGCGCGGGATCATGTCCACCACCACGCGCCCGAGCTGCTCAATGGAGCGGCTCAGGTTGTCGATGAAGTGGAATGTTGCGGTGTCGCCCTCTTGCTGGCGAGCACGAATGGCCCGTCCGCTGGTCTCGTTGCCCTGCTGGCCCAGGTTGGCCTTGAACATGCCAACAGACGACTCCATCGCCTGCGAACTGTAGCCCAGCAGTTCGGCCCAGCCCTGGCTCATCACCGGCGGCTGAGCGCGCGAAGGCACCGGCAGCGGCTCGCCAGATTCGGGGTCGCGGGCGTTGAACGGCAGATAGGACGGGTTGCCACTGTTCGCAGTGCGCCACTCGTCTTCCCAGCCCTCGATGGCCTCAGCAGCAGCCATGAACGGCGCCTTCGGCTGCAACGCCACGCCTTCAGCAGCGGCGCTGATCGCGTAGTTGTGGAAGCGCTGGCTGTCCATCATCTGCCGGACCATGCCAGACAGGTAGCGCTTGCCGTCGATCCACAGTTCGTGCCCCATCACAGGGATCACAGGCAGGAACTGGCTCGGGAAGTCGGTTTCCTCCAGCACATCAGCGCCGGACACCTTGCACCACTTCACCCGGCGCTTGGTGCGCTCGAACGTGCCGACGACAGGAGCCTTGACGCCGGTCTTCTTCGCAGCGTCCCAGTATTCCTCTTCGCTGAACGACATGCGCTCGCCGCCCAGGTCAACGATCACCGCGTTTTCAACGTCCTCCACAACCTCGAAGTACTCGCACACCCGCACGAAGTCATCCGTGAACCAGCCGGCCGTCTCGCTGTCGAAGCTCTGGAGCTTGCCCTTCGGGAACACCGCCTTGAACGCCCGGTGCGTCATCAGCGTCTCGACGAACGCATGCATGGCGTCGGAACCATCAGGCTCCGTGCTGTTCGGGTCCATCAGCACCGACAGCGGGTCGTGCACGCGCACAATCCGAATCTCTTGCTCGTTCGTCTCGGGCCGCATCACCTGCGGGATCACACGGAAGAAACCCAAGCCTGCGCGTACAGCGTGCTCCAGCGCAGTGTCAGTGGCGATCCCGGAGCGCGACACATACTCGATGTGCCGAACCATTCCGTCCAGCTTCTGCGCAACATCAGGGTCAGCCTGCGAGTCAGCGGGAAGGACGTTGATGCTCGGCTTGTTCTGCCGGCCATCGTTCACCACCTGCTGGATGAATTGGTTCGTGCGGTCGAACGTCAGGCAAGGCCGGCCCTTGCGCGCGGTGACAGCGAGGTCATCCCACTGCTTTGGGCATGCGGGATTGGAGAACTCCATGTCCTCGCGCATCCTCGCGTGCTGCTCGCGCATGGCATCCGCCGCATCCTTGTATCGCTCGCGGATGCGGGTGAGGGTGTCTTGAGGCACTTACTTGTCCGAAAAGTGCTGCGTGATCCACGCCAACAGCGATGTTGCCCGCGGGTCGTCGCTCATCGTTTGCCCATAGCCAAGCTCGTTGAAGACCAGGGCCTTGCGGGTGCCGTTGCGAAGGTCATTCGAGTAGACAACGAACCCGTTGCCCACCCTCAGAATGGTCACTTCGCACGAGCGCTCGAACTCTAGTGTCTCGGGTATGCGTGCCATGTTTCAGTTCGCCATCCAGCTTTCGGGCCGAACGGGCTTGCTTTCCTTGTGGGGCTTCTTCGCGGCGTTCTTCAGCTGGTCAGCGCACACAGCCAGATAGCGGAACGCATCGGCACCGTGGCTGAACTCGTCGTGCAAGGGCGCCCCGGCTTCCCCGGTCTTCTGCCCGATGTTGCGGCGGTAGCGCTTCAAGCACTCCACCAGGCGCGCTGTCTTGTCCTTGTCGAACCACACGCGCTCGAACACTTCGCGGGCCGCCTTGATGCCGCCCTCAACGTCCATGTTCGGCGTGCGCGACACTGAGCGGCCCATGGCCCGCAGCATCTCGTCGGCGCTCTTGCCGGTCTTGTAGTCCTTGGCGAACCCGTCGTGAGGTAGCCAGTCGTTGCCCCAGTTGTAGGGCTTTGCCTTGAGCATCTCGACGTAATCCGACAGCTTCTTGTGGCTGTCCTCGATGTAGTCGACCACCCGAATCTCGCTCGCCGAGCGCTGGGCGATGATGATCGACATGCTGTCGTTCCACCCCAGATCCCAGATCGCGTGCGTCTTCAGCAGCTTGTCATAGCCGACGCGGGTGATCCGCCCCTCTTCCTCGGCCTTGGCCACCTCATCGAAGTAGATCGCACCCTCCACAGCCGGCATGCACTTGCCTTCCCAGATGTGCCGGTACTTCTCCGGCTTCATCGTCTTCTCGGCCAGTTGCCGCTCTTGCTCCAGCACCTCGGGAAACCAAGGGTTGTCGCTGTAGTTCATCGAGCACACGAACCAGCCGGGCTGCGCCAGCGTCACAAACCGCTGGTACGTCGGGTCGCTCTCAAGCTGCGGGTTGAACGTGATCCAGATCTCCGAACCGCTCTTGCGGATGGTCGGCACCAGCACATCCCAACTCTTGTCACTGACCGAGTGCGCCTCTTCGACCCACACGCCGTCGCAGCCCTCATAGGACTTGATCGAATCGACGGTGTGCTGCTGCAAGCCGGTGAACAGGAAGAGGCTTCCCGTCACCTTGCAGCGAATCTCTGTCTCCAGAACCTCGAAGTCGCCGGACATGCCGAGCGCCTGGATCTGGTCGGCCAGCAGCGCGTGGACAGAGTCCTTGATCGACTTCTGAATCTCGCGCGTGCAGAGCCAGCGAATGCGGCCCTGCCTTGCCTTGATGATGAGTGCCCTTGCGACGCCCCAGCTCTTGCCGCTGCCCCGGCCGCCGTGCAGTACCTTGTAGCGCGCCGGCTGGAACAGGCCCTTAAGCTTGCTTGGGAACTGCGCTCGCATCCACGAACTCGACAGTCATCGAGTGCTGGATCGGCCCGCCGTCCTCATCCCCAACGTGTTGAATCTGCGACAGTTTCGGGACTGACCTGTCCAACAGGGAGTTGGCGGCGGCCACTTGCGATGGGGTCATCTCCACCTCGCCCAGAACGTGCTGATGCAGGCGGGTCACGATGACCGATGCCTGGATCTTGGCGCGGATCTGCTCGCTGTGCCTCCGGTTGAGTCGTGCGGCCATTTGGGGTGCCTCTCGGCAGTCATGAGGATGCGCCTCAAGTCGCCCCTACAACGCAAAAAGCCCGCTCATTCCTGAGTCGGGCTCTCTGCTGACAGCTCGGCCTCCGGAAGGGACGGGCTGCTCCAAATGCGTATGCGCGTGTGCAGTTGCGCGGGATTATCGTGATCTGCGGGCGGTTGTCAAGAGTCTTTACAGGCCGCGGTTCACCAACATCACCCGCCCCTGCCAGATCAGCTCGGCCAGCCCATGCATGCTCACGCCAAGGTCGCGGGTGCACTTCCTCGGGCTCGTGCGGATCACATAGCACCATGCTACGGCCTTGCGGTGCTTCTCGGGTAGGTGGCTGACTGCCTTCTGCACGGCCTGGGCGTCAAGGGTGTCCACGGTCGTGCTCGGCTCCACGCTGCCCCAGGCTTCGGTGCTGCGGTACAGGCGGAACATGGGGGCAACAGCACGGCCTCCGGTGGAGTGGCACCACCTGGCCCAGTTCTGCAAGCGCTCGTGGATGGCGAAGTGCTCGGGGCTGACGGCGTGGAAATCGACGGTGGGTGCTACTGCCATGAGCATGTCAAGCCTTGCGGTAAAGCGGGTGTGCGGGGTCTTCGGTGGGGATGTACATGAGGCGGCCGGTGGACTGGCTGCGGTATCTGCCGTTGCCGATGGGGACCCAGGGGCCGAGGTCGGTCATGGCAACTCCCCGCAGACGCTGACGTTGTTCATGTCGCCTCCAGTGATTTCAGAACCCGAACCGCGCCCTCGACAACAGTCACCCTGACGAACCCGCCGTGCGTTGGCGCCTTGCAGATCGACAGGCTCCACTTGCTGTCGTCCACGCCCAATGCATCGGCCAGGCCGTCAAGCCCTGCCTTGCATGAGGCAAGCAGGTTGTCTAGGTCGCGGGCGCGCTTGTCGGGCATGTGGAACTCCAGACTCACCGTCAGCGCATCGGCTTTGATCTTCTGAGCACCCTGTTCGAGGGCTTGGTAGAACCACGCCTCCCGAAGCTGACGCTTGGCCTTGGCCTTCTGCGCCCAGTGGCCGCGCCAGTTGGGGCTCAGCGGCTTCAGGATCGGCCAGGGCATGGTGAGGATCAGCACGCGACGCCCTTCCCTTCTTCGGACTCATACGCCATCACCCACCTGGCCAGCGCAATCGACCTCAGCCGCAGTAGGTGAAGCGGGAAGCGAAACGGGACAGGCCAGGGGCAAAACGGGACGGGAAACGGGACGGGACAATGTCCCGATTCCCTTATGCGCGCGCGAGTCCCGTCCCGGTTGTTTGTCCCGTTTTTCGGGACACTTTTGAAGAAAAAACGGGACATTACTGAACCTCCTTCTTGAAGGTGATACGGCGTTCCTTGTCGACTTCGTCGAAGCCAAAATGCAGAAAGCCAGCAGCGATTGCGGCATCGCGGGCGCGGTAGAAGGCCTTCTTCTTGGCTTCTGCATCGAGGTTCTGCAGGGCCTCATAGAAGGCCTTGCGTAGGCTTTTTTCGCTCATGCCAAGCTCTGCCAAGCTGAGCAGGACGGCTTCTCGTCCACCGCGGCCGGCGTGCATCTCTCGCTGATGAACGCCAAGGAGTGCTTCGGCGTTGTTGACGTGCTTGGCGACAAGGCTTGTGATGGGGTCGCCGTCTTCGTCGCGGCCAAGCTCCTGCACGGTCACATCGAAGACCTGCGGTTCTGTCCGTTCTGCATCCTTGACCTTGGCGACCTCGAAATGGGCCAGCATGGCTTTCTCATCGCGGAAGACGCCAAAGGCGTAGTCGACATTGGCGATGATGGCGCTGGCCCCCCGTGGCCGTTCGGTGGCGCTGTGCCCGCTGTGGTGAACGACAGTGACCGTGCAACCCAAGCCGTCGCGCAATTCGGCCCCCAGCACGCGCAGGAAGTCAGCCACTTCGTCGTTGCTGTTCTCGTTGCCGGTGAACGTCTGGCTCATCGTGTCGACGATCACGTCGCCTGGCTTGACGCCGGTCTGCTCGATCGCCTTGCGCAGCGTGCTGGCCTGCGTGCGCAGCGTGAGCGCCACCACGACAACGCGCATGGGGCACTTGCGCCAGTCCATGCCGCGTGCCTGGTGCCAAGCCTCAATGCGTCGCATGAGGCCGGCGCCGCCCTCAGCGGCCAGGTAGACGGGAGTTGCCTGCTTCGTCTTGCGGCCCATCCAGCGCATGCCATAGGCGCGGTGCAGGGCGTAGTCGAGCATGATGAAGCTTTTGAAGGTCTGGCTGGCGCCGTACATGAAGCCGACGCCCTGCTCCGGCACCAGCCCCTTCACAGCCCAGCGGACAGCGGCTGCGCGCTGGTGCAGTTCTTCGATCGTCAGCACCAGGCCGGCGGGGTCAACTGCTGGTTGCCGCTGTGCTTCTTCCAACTTTGCCGCCGGGTTCCTCCACCCCGCGCGCTGAGCTTCGGCAAAGATCCAAGTGATTGTCAGGCCGAGCTGGCCGCGCTCCGCATCGCTATGGAAGCTTTCCCACTTGCGACGGCTGTCGGTGGAGTCGAACTTGTCGGACTGCTGAGCCCAGCCGCACCACAGCGCGTAGGCTGGATAGCCCCAGCGCGTGGAATGCAGTGCCATGCCGGCCTTGACCCACTGGTCATAGTTGTCGGCGTCGAGCAGGTAGAGGGCTTCCCGCACGTCCTTGGACTGCTGCGGGTCGACGGGCTGATCGTTTGGCTTCTGAGCGGGGCGCTGCAGTTCGATCCTGAGACTTCTCAGCCAGTCAGGCAGCGGGGACGGCACCACGCCGTCCAAGGGGCTTGAGCTGGCCTCCCAGCCGTATTGCTTGCCACTCGGGTGGACGCTGGGTTCCACGACGATGTAGCCGTTGGCCTTCAGGTCGACGCCTGGCCCAAGCGTGCCGGGCAGGCTGAGCGCGGCACCGCTGGGCACGAGGAAGACATGGTGTTCGCCCCCGCCGCCAGTGAAGGCCATCACGTCGCTTCTGAGACTGCCGTGAGCGGCCTGCAGCTGCTCGAACGTCTCGGCGCCGCCGTTGCGCGGGTCTACGTCGATGGCGACCAGGCCCGATTGCGCGAGCGCGATGCCGATGCCGGCTTGTGGGGAGGACTTCCACCACGACTGAATCGTGGCCGTATCGGTAGAGGCGTCGTGCATTCCACGCGGCACAAGCCTTCCCAACGGCTGCTTGGCGTTCGGTTCAAGCGGCAGGACGCACCAGCCCAGCCTGGCGTATTCGAGTGCGAACGCCAGCGGCGTGGACAGGTTGGCGGCCGGCATCACTTCGACCGCGCTCCTTCTTTCTTCGCACAGTCTGCGCAGATGAAGCCTTTGCAGCCAAGCACGAACCGGGCCTTGCGGCCGAGCATCGGCTTACCTTTGCAGCAGCGCAGGCAACTGAACGTGTGAGACAGGGGCTTGAAGATGCGTGTTGGTGTCATGCCGGCCACGCTTTCTTTCAGCCGCGGCGCAGCTCGCAGACGATGCGTTGGGCTTGGGTCTTCATGCTTGCTCCTTCCCCGCCCATTCCGAGCACGAGCCGAGCTTCTTGACCTTGAAGCCGCCGATGCCGCAGCGAAGCTGCGATTCGTGGGTCCACGTGTAGTTGCCCCAGGTGCTCTTCCTCTCTTCGACCTTGCTCTGGAAGTGCGCGCAGTTGCTGCACGTGCTGGGGATCAGCTTGTCGGTGTACTGCTGGCGTTCTTTCGCCTGCGCGATCTTGGTGGTCATGCTTGCTCCTTCTCGGGAACGGGCTGGGGGACGGGCTTCCATGTCAGCGTTTCGTCGGCGCCGGGCTGGTCGCGGATGGGGATGAGCCCACGGTCGTACACCGGAAGGCATCTGAAGAGGCGGCCGTTTGCTTGACCGATAGAGCGGCTTTCCTGCGGGCCTCCGAGAACATTCACAACGAACGCTGGCGAATCCGGCGTTTCAAAGTTGAACGCCCGCCCAGTGATATCGGTGAAAGAGTCGGCGCTGACGTACCGCTTGCCAACTTTCACCAGTACGCCGCGACGCTTCCAAAGCGCCAGATCCCCAGGCTCACAGTTCATGCCGATGCCCTCATGGCTTGGATTTCCTCAAGCACCGTCAGCCGCGCTTGGCTGGCGAGCCACTGCGTGATGGCGTTGTTGCCCATCAGATCCTCGAATTCCTTGATGCGCTGGCCGGGAAGGCTGCGGCGCGTCGGGTGGTCATCGACGTTCAAGTAATCGCCTACGTGCTGGCGCGTGAAGCCGAACTGGCCGAGGTCGGCAGGCTTCAGGCCCTTGGCCCGGCGCAGCGCCCAGCAGAGGCGAACGGCGTCGCGGTAGTTGCGGACGATGCCCAGCGCCGATGGCGGGACGACACTGGGTGCGTCGATGCGTCCCAGCAGAGGAAAGGTCAGTTGATTCACGGGTGCCTCCATGAATAAATGAAATCGCTGAACCGGTTGGCGAACCGGTTGCAGACGGCCGAAAGTGAACGCGTCATGAAACAGACGACGCGAGCCTTTCTGATGCGCCCCAACCTCACCGCCACTTGCGCGGAGGCACCCGCCTGGGCGGCGGATCAGAGAGGACGCATCAGGAAGGACGCGAATGACGGACAACGACTGGGCGCGCATCGCGGTGGCGTCGCTGGTGGCGAGGCTGGTGCGGCTCATTGCGCTGGGCGTGGAGCTATGAGTCACTTACGCCATCTCC